ACCTTCGGTTATGCCTTTACCTTTGTAAGGTAAAACCAATATACGCCAGCCAGTGGGATCAGGCATTCTTTCAAGTAATGATTTATCTAACAATGTAGGATCTAAAACTCTGTCTTCAGTTTTGACATAAGCTTTATCTACATCTGATCTTGCTGCTTCTTCTCTTGCTTTTTTTCTTTCTTCTGCGATGTGGTTTGGAACTGCTAGTTCGGTCATCGTTAATCCTCTTCTTGCAGCACTTCTCTTATTTCGGATTCCATGGTGCGAAGTGCTGTTAACTCACCAATGTGAAATCTGTAATCTTCAACGGATTTTATATTACCTGCGCCTAGTGTTTCAAGTATATCTTCTTGTCTTTGTCTAATTTTTTTTAATAGCCATTCGGCTAAATTGAGATCTTCTGCCATTAATTTTTATGAGTATCTAGTTTTCTTCCTTCTGTTTGACATCACCTTACCACAACCCTTGTGGAATTTTCGTATTAGTTTGCCGTCTTTAGCAAAAGTTTTTACGTTGGTAGGTTTACCGCCTGGATTACCAGCTGCACGTTTTCTTTTTACTGCACTTCTTCTTTGCGCGGCCGTCATTCTTTTGGCTTTCGCTCTTGGTACACATTTAGGATATTTTCTTTTAGAACCTTTTACTTTGGCTCGACCACAAGCTTGAAATTTGCCATCTTTTTTAGGTGCACCAATATCAACCCAATCTCCTTTGGGTCCTTTACCAAACCATTCTGTTAATCCGCCACTAGGCTTTGCCATGTTTTTTCCTTATTGCTTTTTTTCCTTGTGCAAATATTTTAACTTGTTGAGTTTTTCCTGCAACTTTTGATCGTTGTTCACCCACAGTTAATATTTGTATCTTTCTAGCAAAAGGTTTTTTTATTCTCTTAACTTTGGCTACAGTTGCTCTTGCATCTGCAGGTGTAGCATATTTAATGCTAACCGTATCTTTAGGGTTCTCGTCAGTATATAAACGTCTGCCAGAACCTTTAGGTTTCTTGCCAGTGCCTTTTTTAGGATCTCTTCTCTTAGTTGGCATTATCTAGGACCATTGCCACTGTTATTACCAGAATCATATTCTATTAATGCTTTCGTATATTCTCTAGTCTTTATTGTTAATTTATACCAAAAAATATTCATACCTCTGGGATTAGAATGTTCGCCAATCATGGCAACGATACAACATAATACAATTGGAAACCAAATAAATTCCACTATGAACTACGGTAGCCACCGCCACGTTTTTTATAAGTTCTAACCAGCCAAGCGTTAGCATAAGCTGAAGGGTAAACTTTAAATTTACGTTTGGCCTCCGCTTTTACTCTAGCGTATAAAGCTGGATTGGTTGGTTTAGCACCGCCTTTCTTTTTAGATTTAGTAGCTTTACCGCCTTTTTTTAATTTTAAAGCACTTAAAGTTTTAGCTTGTCTAGCATGAGTTTTGCTAGCTTTGTTTAAAGCTTTAGATACTTTTTTTATTTTTTTCTGTACGTTTCTCTTGATAGTCATTTAACACTTCCACCTTCGTCTTGCTTGTCTTAATCTTGAATTAGGATTCTTGGCTGCTTTAGGAAACTTCTTCATTTGTCCAGCTGATCTAGCACAAAATGATTTACGTCTCTTAGCTGCTTTACTACCCTTCTTCACCTTGCCAGTTACGGCAGTTTTTAATTTAGAACCGGGGTTCAGCCTCCGATAAGCTTTGACTCCAGCTGCAGTCATACCTGCACCTTTTTTAGTAGGTCTAAAATTCTTTTTGTTACGCTTGGGCATTTTGCCCTTTGGACTTTTTCTAGTGGTCTTTTTAAGTTGTGATCTAGTGATTGCCATAGCTCTGTAAGGTGCTAGGGCCGAGGGGAGAAGATTGAAAACTAGGCCCTAGCGTTTTTAATCTTATCACATTCATTAGTTTCCTCTATTCTTTATCAGCAACTCTGCTTTTTTAATTCTATTACTAGAATCTAATCTATCACGACCTAAATCGTCTTTCATCTCGGCAATCGTTCTAGCAACATTTAATTGTTCTCTAGCTAATTCTAATTGTTGCATGGCTTGCATAGCGTCAAATTGTTGTTTAGCTGCAAATTCTTGACTCTTACGTTCTACGTCTTGAGCCTTAATATCTAATTCTTTATCACGTAAAGCTACCAATGGGTCTGCTGGTGGTGCTGGTGGGACAAATGCCATATTGATTTGCGACATTAAACCAGCTTGAATTTGTGCTACATCTTTAGCGATTGCTTCATCTATTTTTTGTTTTTGTGCTATAGCCATTTCTGATGGCATTTCCATAATCATTCGCTGTATTTGCATAAACTCTGGGTCTTGCATATTTTGCATGTCCACAATTTCTGCAGCACGTAAAGCTACGTGTTGGTAAACGTGTGCTTGAATATTGGTCATGATAATAGGTTCAATCATTACTGAACTGGTTTGTGCTAATGAGATATGCACATTGATGTGAGCATCATGATCTTGTCCGGGAAAAGCTTGACAAGGTTGCCCTTTAATCAACAAAGCGTTTTCACTCGCTGGGTCAGTTGGCATTGGTTGTGGCGGTGGTGGCAATAACTGTTCTATGTTTTGCACACCCATAGCAGAATACATTCTGCGATATGCCTCATATATACCTTGCGGCCCATGAATGTTTGGGTTTGAATTTACGACTTGTAATATTTCATTAGCCAACATAACACGCTGACTCATAGAGAAAATATTTGGATCTGAAACTGGTAGTACATCTACGCGTTCATCAAAATCTATTTGCTTAATCATGCCGTCACCAGCAGAAGTCATGTAAGGATATTCTGGTGGCAAGTAATCAGCGAATACTTTGGCTAATAAAATAAATTCAAATCTTTGTGAGGAATGCAATCTTTTATGGATTGCTGACATGACTTTAGTACCACGCTCTAGTAAAGCTACGGTAGTACCAACTGGCATGTTTTGGTTAGCATCGCCGATTTGCATTTCAGCTAAGGCTGCAAATTTTCTGCCACTATCTACTAAGGTACCGAGTAGATTAAGCAAAGTGCCAGATGGCTCTTTAAATGGCAGTGGGACAAAAGCGTCTCTTAAACTCCCGCCTGGAGCATCCATATCTCTGAACTCGCCCGGCTGTAAAGGTTGGTCATCGTTTCTGATACGAATACCTCTAGCCTTAAATCCAGCTGGTAAGTTAGATAATGTGCCCGCGTCTATCAATTGTCGCAAGATAGATGTTGACGCTTTTGATAACCCACCAATCATGTGAGTTAACCCAAATCCATAGAAACCTAAACCCGGTAAAAATTTATAGTGCACAAAATAATTTATGCGTTTTTTTAATGGGTCGTTTTGTCTGTAGTTTCTTCTAATTGATAATACTTCGCTATTGGTAGTTGAAAGCGTAACTACATAAGGTAATTTAATTCCAGTAGGTTCGCCTTCAGCATCTAAATCTTCATAACCAGAAATATCTAGATCAGTATGTATTTCATAAAGTTCACATCGATCGCTTTCACCATAGCTTGGTTCCATGCCTTGTAATTCATCTATCTCTTCTTGGATTTCATCGGTATCGGTATCAACGACCATTGATTCAGATATATTTACATCGCGATAAAATCCTGCTTGTTGTAATTTTTTAATATCGTTCATAGACATATCAACGATATGGGTAATTCTGCTAGCACTGTAAATATCAGTTGTGGCATAAGGCACAACTAAATCTTCTGCTGGAATAAATCTAGATACAGCACGACCTAAGTTTTGATCGTAATAAACTTTTCTAAATGCTGAACCAGATAATGGTAAATAAAACAACATTTGATCTGTTTCGGTATCGTATTCCTCCATGACATTCATCAACTGATAGTTCATGAACTCACGAACACGATCAGCTTGCGCTTCACTGTCTGGATTTTTAGCACCAACTACTTGAGTTCTTACTGGTCCATTCGATGGCAGTATTTCTTTGTAAGCTTGTGCTTGAAACTGAGTTACCGATTCTGCTAATAGTGGGTGCATAACGCCAGAGGCACCCTCGAAAGGTTGTGACCTTTCTTCGTAATTCATTCCCAAAGTTTCTAAACCTTCCTTGTAAGTATCTTCCCAACCTTGTCGCGAGGATTTGTCGGCTTCTACGGCGTCAACTAAATCACTGTAAATAACATCGAGCTCATCTTGCTCTAAGTATTCAGCTAAGTTGTCATTGAATTGTTCTGATAAATCTGGCGTTAACACCGAACCAAAGGTTAGGGTTCCATCTTCTCCGCGCTCGAAGACAGATAAATCTATCTCGATGTCTTCTGGTACTTCGACGTTAATTGATTTATCTTTATTTTCTACATCTAAAGCTATTAGATCTTCCGAACCTATTGCTTTGTCTATATCTGCCATTAGTGTAATACTCTTTCGTCTTTATCAAATATTTCATATAAGTCATCGTAAAGAGAAATTATATCTTGTAATTCCCCAACTACAGTAACTCCCATCTGTTCCGCTATATTTTCTGCTATTTCCGAGCTACTAGCAAATATATTAGGTCCTTCATAAATTGTGTTCTCACCCTGCACTCTAAACTCAGTCAAATATATTTTTACTTTCGAGTTTTTTTGAGTCATCTACGTGCTCCTTGTCTAAGACTTTTTTAATTTTATCTTCAGCAGAGTTTAACAATTTTTTAGCATGGTTGCTAAGTTTTACTCCGTAGGCAAATGCTTCGATAGATTCATCAAGACTGAGATCATCTTTTTCTAGATAATTTGTGATATTGGTAATCTTCTCCATGATCTCTTCGTAAGAGAGATCCTCAATCTTCTTTGACATAAAAAATTATTTTTTGTTTTCTTTATCCTTTT